ATCCTATAGCAAATATAGGAGTTATGATTAAATACTCTACAATACCAGATATGACATCATGTATACTGCAATCACATCTAGGTACAATCGTTTTTTTTCTTTTCCAGTCCATGTTTAAACACGAACTGTATAATATTTAAGTTATCGTCTATTTCCTAAGTTCTTATTCATAATCTCTTTCCAATCCTTACCATGTTTCTTACGCATGGAAATCCAGAATGGATCTGCACCAAACATTCCACCTTTTTTATTATATTCTTTTGTAACATTTGCTATCTTTCTATGGCATTTCCTACAAAATCTTGCATTTATCTGCTCAATGTTGAATCTATGTTTTCCACAAAAGAAACATAACCCATACATCTTCTGTGTTACAGTAGCAAGTAATGGTTCTCTTCCACGCTTACCTGCACATTCACCACATATATCAACTATAGTGGCAGCAGTAGCGTCTTTTGAAAAACAGTTAATACATATAGCTTCTTTGTAATTGTCTACGTGTGTGTATTCGTCAGCTTGATGTTTATCCCAAAGCTTTTTACCGATGTCTAAGCCACCAGTATCAACGTTTAGCTTAGTACCCATTACTTCTCTGCTTTAAGAACTCTCTTTAAAGCATCCTGTAAGAATATGTATACATTGTTTGCAGAGTAGTCATTAGTAGAAACCTTTCTACTTGCCTTCTTTATCTCTTCTATTGTATCGTCTATTAGTTTAAAATTAGCAGTATAAACTGAACCTGCACGTTTTATCGTATCGTTGTATTCCTTTGTTACTTTCTTGTTAAACTCTTTTGCTTGCTCCTCAACCTTGTATACAATACCATGTCTTTGTACTATTTCTGCCTTTGGCTTTACTTGCACCATTGCTTTTGTTTTTTCTCCTTTACTTTTTTTCGTCATCTTCCCACCTCCTCGTTTGACCTAATTCGTCTTTAACTATTTGTCTAGCTTGTCTTACTGTCATAAATGCTTTACTTCTTAATTCAATTTCTGTTTTTTGCTTTGTCCATCCAAAGTCTACTGATGTTTGTAATGTACGTTTAACTGCTTCATAATTAAGTGGTGTTATACCGTCTGGGAAATTCTTTCTACTTAGTGATGTTCCATGTCCACGTGCTGGGTGTCCACCTGCTATTCCACCTACTTTAGATGGAAGTTTATGCTGTGGTTCTCCTTCAAACCTTTGCTGATCTTCCTTTGGTGCTGCTGTACCTCTACCTCGTCCACCAGGTTTTAATGCTCCTGGATTTTCGGCAAGAGTACCTTCTGCTGTTGCCATATCTGCTGTGGTAACAACTGGGTCCTTTGAAACTTTGAATTCTCCTGTATGTGTTCTGCTTATCTCAAATCCTAGACCTTGTAATGACTTCATATTCTCTATCTCTACTCCTTGTATCTGCAAGTCTCTTAGTCTATCTGTCTCTTCTCCAGACTTTAATCTTAACTCCCAATCATCAATACCTCTTAATGCTGCTAACTTTGATAAGAATGATTTTAATAGAATGTCTTGACCCCATTTGATTGCTCTGTTTGTAATTGTAACCTGCAAACCTTCTTGTGACCAACCAGTTGGTAGTTCACCGAAGTATAATGGAAGCACTCCATATATTGCACCGATAATCATTCTAAGTTCTTTTCTAACTGCAATAAACTCTAATTCTTTAAGTGATCCTGTAAAGTCTAACCACTGTGCCATGTTCTTACCACCTGGCTTGTCAGATTCAACTAACAATGGGTGGATCATGTATGGATCTTCTGTTGCCTTTTGTTCAAGTGCATCCCAAGACTTTCTGAATGTTTCGTAATTACGTGAAGCAATTACTAACATACCTCTTGGAGGTCTCATTTTATCGAAATATTTTCTAATGTATTCGTCCATATGTGACAAAGACATTACCTTTGACCATACTGCATAGATAGGAGAATAACCATAAAGTAATCCTGGCCTATATTTACCTGCTCTCCAAATTACTTCACCCTCTCCATAGATAACTCTCTTTGGTTGTGGTATACCAATGGAGTAAACAGAGTTAACTTCAATTATTGCCTTTAATGCTTTTGTACCACATATGTCACATCTGTCTCCTACAAGTCTCTTTCCTCGGTGCTCAAACTTTGGACAAACAAAAACTGGATTATGTTTATCATCGTAACCAACTCTACCATCACTATCTGCAATCATAGCTACTTGAGGTGGATCTACTCTTATCAATTCTTTAATTTCTGATTTCTCATCATCTATTTCACCAGTCTTATCATCAATCCAATAATTCTTTAACACTAATAGATATGCATTGTCTGCAATCTCCAAGTCTCTTTCCAACATTCTTACTACATCTTCCAATGATTGCTCGTTTGCATTGACTGGGTTGTTCAACATATCCTCTAACACCTGTCTGTTTTCTGGTGTTGGTCTTCGTAGGTCATGACTACCACAGGTATCACATTGTAATGGGCCTTCCAAATTACTTGATGGCTGTCTTACTGGGAATTGTGGCTTCTTGGCTGCCTTTGATGATGTTGTTGAACCTATTGTACTCTCATTATCTTCATTTGTTGAGTTTGGCTGTTCATCTCTCTGATCACCTGCTAGTGGTGCGTATTGGAATTCCTTTGAACAGTTAGCACATTTAAACTTCCACTTCTCTACTATCTCAAAACCGTTCTTAAACATCTCACGGTTAACTGTTTCAATAGGTATTCTAAGAGCATCTACATTATCTGCAAGTTCATAGATCATTATGAGAGGAAACGGAAATATTGGCAGTTTGGCTCCTGTATCGGTAGCCATATAGGGTTGGGCAATACTAGGTCTTACGGTTGATTCTGTAAATGATTTACTTCTATAACTGAATATGCCTTTCAGTGTATCTACAAAACCCATATCTACTGTTTATACCTACAATATATAAACTTTGTTAAAGAACTGTAATGTTTTTGTAACTAGCCACCATGCTGTTTGCATAGTATATCTCTTACATCTATAGTGCAACTACAAGTCTTTCTAGGTCTTTCCTCTTCTTCTGTTCTACCGAATTTAACCATATATTTATAGAGTATAAGATATTTATATAGTTGTGGGTGGTGTGAGTACGCATACCTTAGTAGATTCATCGAAAGGGAGGACTGGCTTTACTACCCAGCCCACAATCTTTATTACGCTTTGAATGATCTTTAGTGTATGAGGGAACATGAGATCATACATTCTGCTGCATACTTTATCTGTAATGCATTTAAACTAAAATCTGAGGCAGATTTACCAAAATTTAAAGATAAGAAAGAACAAGACATATGGTTGGGATCATTTTCTGGATTCGTAGAAGGTATGGCTGTATTAATTAAACAAGAAGATGATCAACTATACTATAGATTAATAGACGCATTAGAAAGGGTGTCCTTAAGATAATGGTGGAATTGGAGGCAGAGGACTATAGTGAGTTGTTTGACTGGTTTACTCTATGTTTTGGCAAAGGTAAGAAGATAACTGTACAGGCCAAGAGAACGTTTTGGAAATTAAATTTTCTATCAGAAGATAAACTAAATGAATTAGAAGATAAGATAGATGATAGAGATGAAGAATCAGCATAAAGCAACGATTATCAGTGGTCTATTAATACTACTAGTATGGGGTTTATACATAACTTTTATATATATGGATAGTGTACCAGAAATCATGACAGAAGAGATCTGTGTTGAACGTTTAATTGCAGGAACAAAAATCTGTAATACAATATATACTAATAACTTTGGTGGTATGCCATGAATGTAGATCACTTCGGAATATTTGTAACGTTTATCGTTCTAGCAGTATTCTTATCGATCGCACTGTTATCACAGGCAAACATAAGCATACTGCCTGAAATTACTTTTACACATAATAGTAATTCTGGCTTTGATGATTATTGTAAGACTCTTAACCTAAAGTGTTAATATGGCCACGTTTTGTGTAGTTAAGGATAATGATAAGAAATTTGACTGTAACCTAGACGTTGACTTTCAATATAATCCAATAGACGAATATAAGGGGAAATGGGTTCCTCCGAAACTAAGACGAAGAAAATTTGGGTATGTAACTTATAAGGTAATAAACGGATCACGACACTTCCCAGACAGTAAGTTTGAAGATAAGGCACTTGCTATAGCACTAAGGCAGTGGGGGTTAAGGACAAGAGATATAAGATTTAAAAGAGTAACAGGTACAGCAGATATAGAAATGAAATTTGAGACGAAGGATAACGATAAAATGTTCCGAGATAAGCCTGGAACCCTTGCATATGCATACTTTCCCAATGGATCGAAGATTGGGGGAGATATAACGTTTAACGACTCTGTTATCTGGACAACCAATGGTAAACCAGTTAATGCACATAAGGTATTTCCTGACAAGTACCCACCTAACACTAAGACTAAACTTCGTACATATAACATGGTACATACACTAATCCATGAATGTGGCCATGCCATCGGACTTAAGCACTGCGAACAACATAAGGATTGTATAATGTACCCCTACTACAACGGTCGTGTCGTTTTACATAACCATGATAGCGAACGCATCCAAAGTATATACGGTAAACGTGGCCTTAAGCAACATTTCATTGACTACTTTCGCAAACGTATGCTTCGGAAGTGGAATTGACGTGCCGAAGGCACCTGAAAAATTTTGGTTGGTAAGATTTATATAAGTCATTGGTGTATGTATGTTGGGTAATGTTAAAGTGAATTTCAAGTGTGAAGACTGTGGATGGAAGTATGATGGAGACTTACCACATATGTACGTAGCATTGAAGCATAAAGATAAACATGAGGAAGAATTCTACTTTTTGGAGGAATTACTTGGCTAGTATTTGGGCTCTTTATATAGGAGCATTTATGTGTTGTACTGGATTTCTTTTGATTCCAGGTGCGATTTTTATTATATATTGGTTTGCAACTAAAGATGATGACAGAGATGACACATCATATGTAGAACATCATCATCATTATGATATTACAGATAACAAAACAATCAACGTTGATGCGAGAGATGGAAGACATTCATTCAAGCACACCGAGAAACATGACAACTTTCAGGGGTATTTGGATCTAAAATGAATAAAAAACCCAATTCGCCTGATATTTGGAATAAGAAGCCTATCACAGATGATGAAGAAATAACTGTCAGAGTGCAGAGTATGTTCCCTAACTGTGAAAAGTACAAACCGTGCTGTGCAGATGTCGAGGGGCATGAAGTATTAAAAAACGGTGAGTTAGGTAAGAAAGTTATTAAGGATATGAAGACTAAAAAGATCAAACCAGTGGACAAGAACCCATTTCCAGATGAAGAGTGGTATATTGATATCGAACAACCAGATAAGTAAAGTCCTCTGTATAGCGTGCCAAGACACGATAGGGGAACACAGTAAGAGACAACTCTGGAGATGTCTGTTCAGAGTCCAAGGAACGATTGTAGCATCTAAAATTGACGAGAAATCACTTCTGCCCCCCAAAAATCATACACGTAACCAGAAGAGAGAGGCCAGTTCGTCCTCTATATGAGTTATTTGTCTACTATGCTAGTGTTATTTTAGTTATTGTATTAGGATATTACTCTATTCCTTGCTTACAACCCACCCAAAAGTTTAAAAAAAATTAGAGTGTTTTTACTGCTGTTCCTCTATTAACAGTTATTGTTTGGCCTTTTAATGAAGGCTGTGAAACTTTAGGAATATCTTTCACCTTAACTACATCTGTTCCACGTTTTGTGGTCAGTGTTTCGTTCTTAGGCACTATTGAACTTCTCTTGCCAAAGACTAAACCTTGTGCGTTTATGGTTGATGTTCCACGTTTGCTTGTTATCGTTGTCATACATCTATTAATATGATGGTGTATATATTCTTTTCCCCCGCCATTTGTACTAGTCTGTATCTGAGAAAGGCCTTAAAATCGGTTTTTCGCTATACGCACTAGGCGTAAATTCCAGGGGTCCATTACTGTGTAGAAATACTTCCCTACAAATAAACTATGTTAGGGGGGGAACACCTGTCTGGCTAGGATTTGCCAAATCATACATATATTAACCTTTGTTTTTTAGGTTGGTTTATTAATCAATCATATTTTTACTAGATAAGAATGAAACAACTAAATTTAAACGGTAAAGTTTTGACTTCATATTTTGAAGTAGTCGAAATTTATGTCGTTAAAACTGAAGATTCAAAACCATTTATTTTTACAAAAAATGGTGATGGAAAAACAGCACAGTTAATCGAAGCTGTGAACAATATTAAAAAAGATATTGTTAGTGAAAAACCATATCGAGAAGGCAAAAGATTTTATCTTAATAGCTTGAGTTTTGATCAAGCAAGGGAGATAGTAAAAATGGCAGAACTACCATTTTTAAGGCGTGAGTATAAGGCAATCAATGAGGGGGTAGTCATTCAATGACTACTCTTATTGA